ACAGTCTCTACTGTCTCTAGCGGTGCTATAACTGCCTTGACAGTGACTGCTGCTGGATCAGGCTACAATGTAGGAGACATCCTTACCCTGTCTGGTGGAACCACTGCTGCTACCGTTACTGTGGCTACTTTGTCTGGTACAGGCGTGGCTACTGTAACTATTACCACTGGTGGAGCAGGCTACTCAGTATCGAATGCTCTGACTAGCACAGTAACAACCACCGCTAACCCACACTCTCACACAGGCTCATTCGGCTTCCAAAGGCTCGCTGATGTAGGGACAATACCTTTGGGGTATTCTGTTGGTGACTTCGCCCCTAACTGCGCTCTAGCGGCTTATGGACGTATATGGGTTGCAGACATTGCTGGAGACCCACAGACAGTATACTTCACTCGCTTACTAGACGGATCAGACTTCCAAGACGGAGACTCTGGATCTCTGTCCTTAAATGCTGTCTTCCCTAACACAGACAAGATAGTTGCTATTGCAGCGCACAACGGATTCCTTATTATTTTTGGTCGTAATAACATTGCTGTCTATGCTAACCCAATCGATGTAACTACGTTGACCTTACAAGACTATATTCCTAATGTGGGCTGTATCGCTAGGGACTCTGTTCAGAGCACTGGTACGGATACTATCTTCTTGTCTGACTCTGGGGTTAGAAGCCTGCAGCGAGTTATTCAGGAGAAGTCCTTACCTATGCGGGATATCTCTAAGAATGTTCGAGATGAGTTGATGACCAGTGTGGCCTCTGAGACAGCGGCTAATATCAAGTCTGTCTACTATGACAGGGATGCCTTTTACTTGTTAACCCTACCTATTACTAAGTCGGTATACTGTTTTGATATGAGGACTCCTTTGCAGGACGGGTCTGCTAGGGCTACTACTTGGAGTTCTATAGAGCCTAAAGCCCTTATTGTAACTAATTCTAAAGACCTATACCTTGGTAAACCCGGATATATAGGAAAGTACTTTGGTCACTCTGATAACGGAACTAACTATCTCTTTAGTTACTTCACGAACTACTTTGACTTTGAAAAACCTACCGTTGAAAAGATCATGAAACAGATTGGGTTTGTAGTTATTGGAGGCTCTAACCAGAACGTATCTATTAAGTGGGGCTTTGATTATAACGAAAATTACTTTGCTTTTGCAAAAAAGCTTGACACTTCGGCAGTTTACGAGTATAATATAGGGGAATACAATATTGCTGAGTTCTCAGACGGTATTGTCCTCGATAAGTTTAAGATACAGGCAGGTGGCACAGGGTCTGTTATGCAGATTGGACTAGAGGCTGAGATCAACGGTAACCCCATCTCTATTCAAAGGATTGACGTTTATATTAAACAAGGAAAACAAACATGAGTAACTATGTAAAAGCTACTAACTTTGCTGTCAAAGACGGCCTAGCCTCTGGCAACCCATCTAAGATCATCAAGGGGACAGAGATTGATACTGAGTATACCGCTATCGCCTCAGCTATCTCATCTAAAGCAGACCTAAACGGCCCTACATTTACAGGTACTCCTACTGCTCCTACTGCTTCCTTTGGGACCAACACTACTCAATTAGCTAGTACAGCCTTTGTCCAAAGTGCTCTTGCTCCCTTGCTGCCTGCTGGCTTAATCTTACTGTGGTCAGGGTCTCAGGCAAGTATTCCTTCTGGTTGGTTGCTTTGTGATGGAACTAACTCAACTCCTGACCTTCGTGGTAAGTTTATCATTGGTGCTGGTTCTATCGCAGCAAGCGTCACAGGAACTGCTGGTGCATCCGTAACTGGTTCTATCTCTGGAACAACCTTGACAGTAGCTGGTGTCACTTTTGGAACACTGGCTGTAAACGATGCTGTACTACATTCCTCAATCCTTAATGCAACTACAATATCAGGATTAGGAACTGGAACAGGAAACACAGGAACTTATACTCTAAGTTATACAGGTTCGACTTCCTCGTTTACTGGCTCTATCTCTGGAACAACACTAACCGTAACTGCAGTTGCTTCTGGTACGCTAATTAAAGATCAAGTTATAACTGGCGGTTCTGTAACAGCAGGTACTACAATTGTAAGTCAACTTACTGGTACTACTGGTGGTATCGGTACTTATACGGTAAGTATTAGCCAGACTAGGACTTCTGCAAGTTTAACTGGTACATTTACTTTAACAAGTACCACATTAACTATTAACTCTACAATCTTAAGAGTTTCAGCAGTTGCGTCTGGAACACTTTCTGTTAATCAATTCTTAACAGGAACTGGTATTGACTTTGGTGTTAATATTGCAAGTCTTGGAACAGGTACTGGAGGCGTAGGAACCTACACATTAAATACTGGGGAATCTTTTGCAAGCACCACTATATCAGCCTCTGGTGGAGTAGTAACTGTAGGCGCTACTGGTGGCTCTGCTAATGCTATTGTTGTAAGCCACACTCATACGGCTACATCCACAGTTACTGACTCAGGCCACGTTCATACAATTGGAACGGCTGACGGTAACTTTACAGGAGTAACTGGAACCCCAGCAAAAGTTCAAGATTCTTCGACTGCAACTAGCACATACAACTCAGGTTCACAAACAACTGGAATCACAGTAGCAACAACTAACGCATCTACTGGTTCTTCAGGAACTAATGCTAACCTGCCTCCGTACTATGCTCTTTGCTACATTATGAAGACTTGATGTATAAGTTTCCAGTAGTAAATAGACAAGAATATATAATGTATTTGGAGTTGTTTAGTAACTTATACTGGCTTCATACAGATGTGTTTAAGTGGTCAGCAGAAACAAAGAAGCATTATATCAGAGAGTTAAACCAGCTTCAATCACTACTCAATGTTCCTTTATATGCAATGATAGACAATGATAAGCTTAGTAAGTTTAGTAAAACGATAGGATTTAAATATTTAAAAAATTTGATAGGAAACGATGGAAATGTTTATCAGATTAATGTTAGGAGTTTATAATGGGTAAGATTATTGGTAAAATAACTGATGCAGTAGGTTTAACCGATATCGAAGGGACACAAGAACGAGGTGCACAGTCTGCTGCTGCTCAGAGAGAAGCTGCTTTACGGGGCGCTCAAATATCAGCATTTAGACCAGTTGGAATGACTTCTCGTTTTGGTACTGGTGCGTTTGATATAACAGAGGTAGGCGGTGTTCCTCGTGTTACCGGGGCTAGATACACAGTAGCTCCTGAGTTACAGGCGATTCAAGATCAGATAATGGGCTTGACAGGAGGCGCTGTTACCACTGCTCAAGAAGCTCAGATGGCAGCGCAGCCTTTAGGAATGGCTGCTCAACGTCTATTTAATCTTGGTGGTCAATATATCTCTGAATCTCCAGAAGTTGCTCGTCAGCGTATTTATAATCAGCTACAAGAAGCAAGGTTACCATCACAGCTTCAAGAAGAACAAAGACTAAGTGCTGGTGCTTTTGGGCGTGGGCGTGCTGGGCTAAACATTGGTAATATGGGACAGCCTGAGCTTTATAGTTTAGCTCGTGCTCGTGAAGCACAACGTGCTCAAGATATTGTTTCAGCAGAGCAGCAAGCACAACAACAAATTCAGTTTGGCTCTGGTCTATTTGGAACAGGTGCTCAAACACTTGGGCAGCAATACGCTATTCCAACACAGTCCCTTGGTCCACTACAGTCTTACCTCGGTACTCTTGGAACTATTGAAGAGATGGGTCAACAACCATTTAAACTTGGATTACAAGTTGGAGGTGCTGCACAATCTGGAGCTAATGCTGGCGCTCAGTTGCTACAGTCTGGTTTATCCAGTGCTGCACAGACTCAGCAACGTGCTGGTGACGCTGCTTCTCAACAGCTTACTAGTTTTATGAATCAAGCACTAGGCGCTGCTGTTGGTGGCTTTACTGGTGGGTTTGGAGGCGGTGGTGGTGGTTTACCAACCTATGGCTACTCTACTCCTTATCAAGCTACTGGCAACCCGCTAGGTTCAACTTATGGAATGTTTAATCGATAGGAAAATAACATGGGAATTAGCGCACAACAAATATTACAGAGTGATCCAGAGTATCTGCGTAGGCAGATGGCTCAGCAGGAGATGCAGCGACTCAACCCTACAGGCAGTGCTGCAGGTGCTATTGGTGCTTTGTTTGGTAGAGGCATCGGTAATATAGCTTCTGGTCGAAGCTTTATGGACACTGGGGACGCTGGTCTTCGTAGGGTTTCTGAAGTTCAAAGCATTATGAGTAGTGTTCCTTTTGATCCTGAGAACCCTGCTGCTTATTATGACGGAGTTGCTTCTGCATTAAAACAGTCTGGTTATGGAGACTTAGCTGTTTTAGCATTGAAAGAGTCTGCTACTTCTAGAGAAACAGCGAAGAAATCAAAGCTTGAGGAAAAGAGAGTAGGCCTAGAAGAAGAAAGAGTTAGTCTTACTAAAAGACAAGTGCTTCTTGAAGAGGTTAACAAAGATCCTTATGGTTCTATACAAAAAGCTCTTGAGCTTCCTGAAGATGACCCAACTCGTGCAGTTATTTTAGCTGGCGCTTCTGCTAGGATTGGTGAGAAGAACTTTGACACGGCTGTTAAACAAGCCCAGATTGATGCATCTAAAGCTACCGCAGCAAAAGCAGCAGGCCCAGAAGTTAGTGAGTCTGTTGTCACTGAGGACGGACTACCATTAACTAAAAGGGGTGGTAAGTTTTATACACAAGATGGTAGAGTGTATACAGGCAAGATTAAAAAACTTGCTGCTCCTGGGCCTTATGATGCAATCCTCTCAGGCGCTAATGCTGATAGAGCTAAAGCAGGAAAACCAGCATTAACTGATGATGAGGTTCGTAAGCTGTTATCTGGTGGAGGGCGAACAAATCCTGCTGCAGTAGGCGGGACTACTTGGGATGGTATGTAAAACATGGCCTATAATGTACTTGCTGCTAAAAGAGCTGGTGCTACAGATGAACAGATTG